CCAATAATTTCTATAACAACACCACAATCAAGGTACAAAACCCTAATGACATTGGCATGAGTGCTAAGCAGATTGAACGTCAGCGCAAGTTAAATGCTGAACGGAATATGCTTTAGTCGTCGCTCAACTTAAGAGCTTCTGCAATACTTTTGACAATTGACTCCCCTACCAAAATACATGCCAATGATGGACTGTAGTTAGGGTCGTCTGGATTTGCGCTCTTGTTCTTTTTTAATTCGTCAACGTTTAGGCGAACTGGTTTTGGCTGATTTTGATTGGTCATTTAATTTGTCTCCGCCCATCTCGCAAACTTCTTTTTATATTGTCTAGTCGTTTCTTGATCTTAGCCCTCTCTTCGGGGCTTGATTCACGGTGTTGTCGCATGATGCGGTTATAGTCTGGATCACTGGGGGACATCGGCATAATAAAAAGCCCCACGGGAGGGGCACTAGGCTATCTGTTATCCAAAAAAATGAGTCTGACAAACTTAATTTAACGCATTTAAGCTTAATTGTCAACGAACAATAGGTGGGTTCTGGTAGCGTTCATTCCCCGGCATCCATCCTCCCCCCGCTGGTATCCCGTTAAATTGAGGAAAGTTGCCGTGGCGATTGCGGCAGTCGGACTCGGTTTTGTCACAGCCAACAAAAGCGGTTACGGATTGTCCCACTGCAATCAATCCCTCTGGTATCTCGGCTAAGTGAATAAAGCCATCTACGCCTTCCGTAATGCCAAAGGTCAATCCTGCATTTGGCCCGTCATTAAAGGTGATGGTGCCAAAGCTAAAGTTAAGCGTATTCCAACTGGTTAACGCAAAATTAGTTTGACTACCTACCCCGGCAATTGTGGTTTCTACTGTGCGTTCTGCTCTATCAAGCCCACACCCACTGTCACAAAACCGATGAGAGCAAAGAGGGCTGGTGGTTTTAATGGGGGCTTGATTTAGTAAGCGTTCAATTTTGGACTGCACTTGAATCTTCCAAGTGGTTTTTCCTTCCACCGTTGACTCCCCAATAATGCCGACCTGCTTAAACGGGGCGGGGTGATCAGCGGTGGTTGCCGGAAGATTACGCCAGTTGATGCCCTTTAGGACTTGGATCTCTTGCCCAACCAGCCCATTGTTAATTACAAAATCGCCAGAGATTAAACCCTGAACCCCTGTGATTTCAGTATTGTTGGCATCAAGACTGCCGGTTTTTTGGATTGCCGTGGCACTGACCGACTCCTGGGGAATGTAGGCGTCGGAACCGATTGGTAATGGGCGATCGTGGGTGGTGAAGTGGGGCATGGTTAATTAATTTTTGCTTGACCGATGACGGGGATGGAAACTTTTCCTTCAAAGTGCCTCCAATTAAAACTAAATGGCTCGCCAACGGCAGAATACACCGTTTTTGTAAAATAAATCGTAAGCCCGGATTTTAAACAATGCTTGGTTACTTTTGCCACCACAGCAGCAGCATTGTATTTGGGGAAATAAATAACATCACCCACCCGCAAATCTTTAGCTTTTTTAATCACGATCCCGGCATCCGCTTAATAAATGTGTTGACAAATTGCTTGGCCTCATCCGCCCCATGACAGACCACCGTATTCCATCCAATAGACTCAAAGTAACCCAAAATGCTTGACTGCTCAGGGCTAACAACGCCACCAGTTTTGCGCTTCATCTCAATCACCACTTTCCACGCTGGTATATGGAGGTCGGGGATACCGGGAACCGCGCCTTCGGACTTGAGATAATTCCACTGGGTTGGCCCGTTAGCAAGGGTCGCGCCATTGGGAACGGCGTAGATTAAAACGTCGGGGTAATGGACTCGAAACCAGTTAACAAACCTAACTTGTTCGTCATGCTCTGGATTAGATCGCCGCTTTACCCTTCGCTGGGTTGGAGTGGTAGTAGTTTTTAGTGGCATGACTTAATTTTATTGTAGTTAAGTTTGTGTGTCAACTTATTGACCTTGCTTAAACTGGACAAAGAAAGCGATACGCTGACCCAGGTTTGACTTGATGTTGTATTGCTGATCGGTGGGGCTTGCCAGTAGCTTGTCGTCAAGGATCATCGTGCCGGTTCTACCGTTGATGGTGACGGCGATCGCGCTATTTGCTTTTAGGGGGAAGTCATAGGTTTTGGGTTCAACCAATCGCCCTGTAAAGAATACGGCATCAATATCAATCCCCTGCTGTAATTGGTCTTGGCGGGGTTTGGACTGGCGTAAATAACAGCTTAAATTGACAGTGGCAGTAGCGGCTGGCGAAGGAACGTACCGTCCCGCCGCATCTTGGGTTACACCAGCGGGGGAAGTGATAGTTTGAAAGGTGATGGTGGCATTGGCGGCGATCGTCGGGTCGTTAATGATTTGCCCAGCAGTTGATATAAGCTGATCAAGGTTCATGGTGTTATTATTTAAAGGTCATTAATTAAGTTTAACTGTGACAGCTATCAAGCGTTCTGCCATCGTTAAAGAAGCATTGTCTTGGGAGGGTACACCTTGGCATCACCACCAGGGCGTCAAGGGTGCGGGGGTAGACTGCGTACAATTTTTGTTAAAAGTTGGGCAAGCCGTTGATGCGATTCCGACTGATATTCTGGTTGAGAATTATGAGCCGCTTGCCAGGGGTTCTTTTTTGGTTCGGCATCTTAATCAATGGCTGGAACCACTACAACAAGGCGCAACAATCTTTCCTGGCGATGTGATGTTGTTTGGGGTAGGGGGGCTTGATACCCACGTTGGTATCGTGATTGATGACTATCAATTTATTCATGCCTGTGCCCGTCGCAAGCGGGTGATCAGGTGTCGTGTCGATAGGTTTTGCGGTGAAGTTAAGCGTTATTACCAAGTACCGGGAGTCATAGATGGCTAATGTTGCCGTGCCAATGGCGATCTCCTATGGTGTCAGTGCCGCTAGCCGGTTAATTAATCCTGGGCAGAAAGCTACCAACCGCACCAAAAATGAAGCGCAACGGATCGAAGATTTAGGCGCACCCGACGCCAACTATGGCTACCCCATTCGCGAATTATTAGGGGTTTGTCGGGTTGATGGCTGCTCAATGATTTGGGCGCGACCTTTACGGGAAGAAATTACCACCACCACCGAAACACAGGTTGTTAGGCAGGGTAAGGGGATGGGTGGCAGTCGGCAGACGACGATTACCGAGACTGAAACCGCGACCTATTACTTCACTGCTGCCTTTTTAATTGGTGGCCCGATCAATCAAATTCGACGGGTCTGGGCTAATGGGGTGCAGATTTATAACCAGGGTGACAGCAATGATCTGGTTAATGTCTTCGGTGAATTTACTGAGCTTTACTTTGGCGATCAGACTGCCAATTCCCCCACCATCGTTAACTACGAAGGGGATGCTCCAACGTTTAATGGCTACAGCTACATTGTTTTTGATGATTACCCGATTGAATTGTACCGGGGCAGTGGATTTCCAAAGATTGATGTTGAGGTCTACGGAAAATATACGTCAACCAGTCCAGAACGCCTAAATTTTACTGACTCAATCACCCATATAACTTCCCTCGCTGGTATCAACAACGCCAATATTAACTTGTCAAATGCCGACCCCGGCGTGGTCATGTACGGTGCGGTATTTGAGAACAACGGCGAAACCTATGCCAGTTACTTGGATGATTTAGCCCTGGTTCATGGGCTGGACTACCGGGAAGAAAATGGCACTCTGTCAATCTACAACCGAACCAACCCAGACCAATATCTGAGAATACCGCAAGAATCATTGGCGGCGAGGCGCTATGAAGAAGAGTTAGCGGATTTATACCAGCGGAAGAAGTTAGACCCAATCTCCCTGCCTTCTGAGGTGCGGGTAGAGTTTTTGAGTCGGTCAAAGGACTTGAACCGCAACAATGTTTTTTACCAAGACCCTGCGGTTAGCCACAGCAAAGCAGATCGGGTAAGCACTCGGATTGTGACCAACGAAACCGACATGGCATCATTGGCGGCTAGATTGCTTTATCAAGCAAAGACCGAGTCGCAAACCATTGATGAGCTTTATCTGTTGCCGTCTTGGGCTGGAATTAGGGTAGGTGATTTTTTTGGGATACAGGAAAAATCGGTTAACCGGATCTATCGGGTTACTGAGGTTAACATCGCCGAGGATTACCGAGTCAAAATCGCCGCTGTAGGGACTAAGGCGACCTTTACCTACACTGAGCCGGTTGAGACGACGATCGCCGCTTATACGCCGGTCGCTCTGCCGCAGGATAATTTTATTGAAGTGACTGTCACACTGGATGGCAATGTTTTAACGGAAGGCGTTGATTACACGGTTAACTTGACCAATGGCACCATTACCGCAATTGATGGCGGAGCGATCGGCATTGGCGATGTGATTGAAATTAATGGGGTGGCGATCGACGGTGGGAATGAACCAGATTTAGTCGTTGATACCGATTACCAACCAACCACTACGCCCTTGGTCGGAACCGCAACTTTAACGCCATTAGACATTCCCCTGGTCAATGACAGTGATGCCGAGGGAACGCTTTACATTGCCGTAGATGGGGATGCTAATTGGACTGGCGGCGGAATTTATCTTAGTCGGGATAGTGGGGCTAGTTACGCCCAGGTTGCGAGCATTAGCCAGTCCAGTATCACTGGAACCGTGGCGATCACAACACCTGACGAAAGTGGGTTAGATGAAACCACTGTAATCAGAGTAAGTGGGGTGACAGGGCTTCTGTCTTCTGTCACTCAAATTAAGTTTGACCAGGGGCAAGGATTAAAGTTTTTGGTGGGCGATGAAATTATCATGGCCCGTGATGCCATTTTGATTAGCCCCGGTGTTTATGACCTAAGTTATTTGCAGCGGGGCTATCGGGGGACTGAATGGGCTACCGGGGGGCATGGAGTGGATGAGCAATTTGTTTTGTTGTCCGGCCCCATCGCAAAAGTGGTTTTAACTACTGACGATATTGGTAGAACATTAAGGTTTAAGGCAGTTGGGCTTTATGGTTCTGAACCTTCCGTTACCGCCTACGCCCCGATCACCTACGCTGGTGCTTCATTTCCATTAAAAATCACAGGCTTTTCACCAACACAGGGATCAATAGGTAATGCAATTACCATCTACGGATCAAGATTTACGGGGGCTTTATCTGCGGCAATTGACGGTACGAATGTCACCAGCTTTACGGTCGTGGACGATAGCGTCATTACTGGCACTGTTGACACCGGAACAATTACGGGCAAAGTCACCGTTGCCAACGCCACAGGAACCGCCCAATCGCTAACTGATTTTGTGATCATCACTTCGGCGGTTGACTGGGGTGATATTGGGGGGACGTTGGCGGATCAGGAAGATTTAAAAACGGAACTTGATGGCAAGCTTTCCCGAGATTACGAATCAATTAAATTTTTTGAGGTTTATTTTTAATGAGTACGATTTCAGACCCAATGTTCAAAGGTGCGGTTTTAAATAGCACTTTAACGACTACATTATTGACTGCTGCGGCTGGCACTAGAATCAAAATCGACCATATTACAATCAGTAATGGTGCAACGGCGGGAACGGTTACGCTAAGCCGATATGACGATTCGGCCAGTGCAAGTTATCGGTTGTTAAATGCCCAAAAAATTACTGCCAATACCGACCCGTCTGATAATCCACTAGAGTTAATGACTCTTTTTTTGGAGGCGGGAGATGAACTTCGTGGCGGGGCAACTACCACCACAGACGCTGAAATTTCTATTGATTATTTTGTTATTACATTATGACAATCCATAAAGTTAGCAATAAAAGTGGCAAAGCCTTTCGGAGGGGATTGGGTTCTGATAGGTCGATTATTGTGCCCAGTGGCGACATTGTTCAATCATCACAAACCTCAAAATTTAGGAGGGGTCTAGGGCGGAATGTGCAATCATCACCAGGGGGAGGTGGATCAATGCCTTCCCCTACGGTAACCCCAGTAAATATATCTACTACAAATTTATTTTGTGCCTATTCAGTTAATCGGCGAATAGCGTCAGGTTATACGGGCAATTTAATAAGAGGCACGCTATTTAATAATGGTACTATTTCAACTCTTGATATTGGTCAATCTTCCGGCATATTAGATGTTTCTGTTATACCTACAAATGCTTTTTTTGTTCCAACTCAAATCTTTGATCAGTCAGGCAGCAATAACCATTTGATTTTAGATAGGCAACAGTCCATAAATTCTCAGCATGGATTAAATTATATTTCTTCAAAATACGCTATCGCATCCAATCAAGTATGTTTTTCCTTGACGAATAACTGGGCGGACACCTCTAATATTTGCGTTTACACTGATGGCGATTCAATATGGGGGAGAGGGCAGGATGGGTTTGGGACTTGGTCTTGGGCATTTGCTCCAGACACCTATTTAACAATTACAGCGTCTCCTAACCAAGCCTATGCTACCAGTCTTACGCCATCTCAAGAAAGGCTGGGATTTACGGACTTTTCTAATACTACGCAGGGAATAATAACCGCATCGCAAAATTTAACAACGTCTATTCCTAATAATCAATTTAGAAATTCTACTGTCGGTGTTTTGTCAAATTTTATCACTGGCACATTATACAATGGTTATTTCAGTGAGTTTGTAGTATATAATTCGGCTTTAAACTCAACAGATAGACAATCACTTTTTGACACACTATCTGCCTAACCTGGACACTCTACTTCAATTTTGAGATAAAAGTTATCCATTCCCGTCTGGGTTGTATACGAACTGGTGTCATTGTAGGCTGTTGCATTACGTCTTCTGACACCAAAAATAAGCGAAGAACCTGGGATAAATGTAACTAAGCTATCTAATGAAAAAACAGAGGTTAGAGTTGTCCAACTTGACGTAGGATCTAGCTCTGCGAGGATTATTTGATTTCCGTTTTGTACACAGTACAATTCGTACGGGGCGGGGCCAGGTACACTGTCAATTCTTATTGCATCAATCTTCCATGTTACTGTGATCAACTCGTCCCCCGATGGGGTTGTATAAGCAAATGGAGAATCCCAACTTGTTAAAATTCCGCCGCTTAATCCAGGGGATGGGACAGCGGCAACTCCGCCATAATTTAGGGTTGTAGAAACATAACCAGAAACAAGCTGGGTGACAGCCGACGCATTGCCTGAATTATTATTGCCTACATATTGAGTGCTTCTAAAAGTCCAATTAAATCCTGACGCGAAATTGTCAGAAAATTCGATGGTTTGCGGTGTGCAAAGCGGAACAGAAATTTCTACACAATCACACAGCGTCAAAACACTACCAGTCCACCCATTATTCCCCGTATCAACACTAATTCCCTCATAAAATAATCGGGCAGTTAATGGACTAACACTGTATTGCTTGGGCTGGGGTGCAGTCAAGGTATAGGCCAAGTTATTATCCCTAAAAGCGGCTTTAACTGAAACCTCATCTGCCCCTTCAAAATCCCAGAACGCACCACTACCTTTGACGCACAGCCAGAAGGCTTGCATATACTCAAAGTCGATTTGTGATAATGCTGTGCGTTCACCAAAGGTAATCTCAGTAATCGGATCGTCTTGGTATTGAACGATTTTATTAAAGCCACTGGCAAGGTCTTTAAGCTGATTATTGAATGCTTGGGTGGTGGTTGACTTAAACAAAAAGTCAATGGCAAATTGATGGGCGCAGTCATCATTAAAAGTGTCTACAAACCAGAATGGTAAGTTAAATCGCTGCTCAATTAATGTGACGTTCAATGAGTAAACAGGGTTGACTTTCTTGGTTTCAATTACACTGTCCAATTGATCACTATTAAATCTGACCAGCACATCAAAATCAAAAGTTGCGGTATGCCCAGAACCCGTCAAGCCGGTAATCGTGCCACCAAGATTAAATATCCAGCCAGTGGCGACACTTCCCCCGCTGGTATAAATCGTTAAATTTGTGGCGGAATAGATGGGGCGATAGTGGACGTTAGCCCCACAGGTATATTTTTTACAGAGCAGGTATTGTCCGTTGGAATTGATAACGACACCTTGAGTAGTGACACCAGCAGCAAGGTTTTTAGCAATTCGGGTAGCCTCATAATCTGATTTGTCCTGATATAAAAAGGTGTTTTTGCGCCCCTCACAGCTTTGGAACAGGGCATAGATGGCAGTTACCTCCGCTGGTGTTAATGACTTTTTGGAGAGGTTAAATTCCCTTAGCGGTGACTGGTGTGGCACAATGCGCTGTTCCTGTCCAGCGGCATTAATCAAGATTTTGTTCTGCTCAAATTTGATGGTGGTTTGAATGTTGAGCGATTCAATGAATGGGAGTTGGGACATGGTTTTATCCGTTAATTAATGTAGGTTCAATCCAGATTGTTTTGTAGCTGGGTTCTTTGCGCGACCCGATCATGTGCTGTCGCCAATGACCACTACGCCAATGGGTGCGAGGGCTAGCATGGGTTCCGGTGGGTTCGTAATTGCGGATAACTTTGGGTTTGTAACCCTCACCAATTACTTTTGGGACGATGATTTGTTTTGAGTTTTTACCGAACCC